AAACTCACCTATCTGTTCAAGAGTTAAGCAGTCATCCACGTCCTTACAGCCCTCCGGGTCAATATTAAAGGTGAATCCACGCTCTATCTTGGTTCTCTTGGGACAATCATCTGGCTCCACTTCAAACCCGGTTGTCAAGCCCTTCCAGGGACAGGCATTCCACAGGAGGGCCTCTTCTTCGGCTGCCAAATCTCCAACAGGCCCCAAAAGAGTCTTCAGGGCACCTCTGGGCAGTTCCCGTGCTGATTCCCATTCCATGGTATCTACGAGGGCCACACGTTTATGAGTCCGGTCCTTCTCAGAACAGGCCACCATAAAGGGCGGATAGGCAGTATTGAGAGGCTGGAAGAGATAGAGGGGGTGGCCCCGTTTATTCAGACCATAGGTGGTCTTGCTGTCCAGTTCCAAGTAGCCGGCCAAGGTGATGGGGGGAGCCCGCTCCTTCTGAACAACGGAGCCATCGGCCTGAACTGTTACAAGGTCCCCGACAAGGCACCTGTTCGCCTTCTTGGCTCCTTCAAAGGTATGGATAATCACATCATTCTCTATTACCTGAAAGGTGTGATAGTTCTTGGTTGTAAGAATTCCTTCTATGCTGGTCATTATAGTATAACTATATTCTTTTGTTATATTCCCATTTTTTGAGAATGTTCCTATTCAATTTTTTTATGAGAAGGGAATCAGAGTATGTCTTGTCCAACAGGTCGGTGTGCCTTGCGTAGATTTGATGGCCATGGAACACCCTATAAGCCAACCAATACAATGGCGTCCAAACAGATGGCGGATTCGTTGGCCAGAATGATGGCGGAACGGGATAGACAGGATGCGGGGCATTTCGCACCACAGCCTGTAAATACACAATATCAGGTTATGGGAGCACCTGTAAAACCACAACAAACACAGCAAACACAGCAAACACAACAGATACAGAATGCCACCTTTTATAGTCTATCGGACACCAGTTAAAAAAATAGCAAAGCCATGAAAGGACGGAATATAAATGGACGAGAGATGGGTCGCAAATCCCATCTCTCGTAAAGCCTTCCGAACCTTTCTTAAAATAGGATCCGACGACCGAATAAAGGGGGCATGAGTTCCAATATAGAGGGTGAGACAGTTCTTGGTCCATCGCCCCACCTTTCTCAGAAGAAGAGACCATTCTTCCACATCGTCTATCTTGAAATCAAAGAGGTCTGCGATTACAATATGATAGGACCGTCGGTCTCTATAGACCGCATATACGTCCTCATTATAGATAGATAGTCGTTCATCGTCCCAATTAGCCCACATGGAAAATCGGTCCTGGAACAGATCCAGAACATCCCTGTCCCATTCTATCATATCCACCTGGCTCACCCTGTCTCGTTCTAACACCTTTTTTGCGGTCGCTCCTTCGCCTCCTCCCAGAATACAGACTTTAATATGGTTTGTATTACGAATGAAGTATTGAAAGGCCGCTTTGACAAGGGCCTCGTGATATAGAGCCTGATCCCGTTCGCAACTCTGAATGACGCCATCCATATAACAGGAGAGGCCCCAAACGGGACGGTCAATTATTTCTAAAAGAGTTCCTCTGTGCGTGGTTTGCCGATAAAGGCATCGGGTATTATGCCACAAATAGGTGACCTTGAGGTCAGGATCTTCTTCTAAATACGTAGCCATCTGGTTCATTAGGGAAATATCACACTATACCCTTAGGTGGAGTGATGTCCCCCACCCACCTAAGGATCTTTCACGATAAATTTGATTTACAGAGTCTCTTTAAAAAGGGATTTAGAGACTTAAATCTATTGACAGATCAGATGTCAAAGGGATTTCATCGTGATCGGCAGGAGGACATCGAGTCGGTGGTCGGTGTCCAGTTCTGTATCTTCTCAGATAAGGAGATTGAAGATCGTTCGGTGGTAGAGGTTAACAGTCAGGCCACCTATGAGGGTTCCGAGCCGAAGATAGGCGGCTTGTTTGATGCCCGCATGGGAGTTCTAGACAACGGTAAGAAGTGTCTATCCTGTGGCCAGACCAACCATGGCTGTCCCGGACATTTCGGTCATTTCCGTTTGACGCGTCCTGTGTATTACATTCAGTTCCTTCCAACGATCCAGAATGTCTTGCGTTGTGTCTGTATTCGGTGTGGAAAACTCAAGATTGACAAGAGTTTTCACGCAAATCTGACCAAGCGCAAGGGCGAGGCTCGGTGGAGGGAGGTGACCAAGTTGTGCCAATCCATTCTTCGGTGTGGTCAGGAGGCCGAGGATGGCTGTGGCGCCCTCCAGCCCTTCAAGATTGAGCGCAAGGGAATCGCAAGTCTTGTAGCACATGTCATGACGGATCAAGTAGGCCCCGCAGGCACTGATTTGGGTGAAAAGGCGCAAAAGAGGGTGTCAAAGGAGATTCCTCTGGAGGTGGAGGAGGTCCATCGCCTCTTTCGCCGCATCTCGGATGACGATGTGGACTTCATGGGTCTCAGTCGCCACTGGTGCCGCCCTGACTGGATGATTTGTACCGTCTTGCCCATTCCGCCGCCCCAGGTGCGTCCTTCCGTGGTTCAGGACAACAACACGAGGTCCGAGGACGATCTGACCCACAAGTTGTCCGAGATCATCAAGAGTGACCATGTGCTCCAGAAGAAGATTGAGGATGGGGCGTCTGAGAATGTGATTGCGGAATACACCAATGTTCTCCAGTACCATATTGCCACCCTTGTGGACAATCAGATTCCTGGTGTGGCGCCATCAGCCCAGCGCTCAGGCAGACCCCTGAAGTCCATTCAGCAGCGCATTGGATCCAAGGAGGGGCGTATCCGCTACAACATCCAGGGCAAGCGTGTGGAGTTCTCGGCGCGTTCCGTGATTACGCCCGACCCCAACATCTCCATTGAGGAACTGGGGGTGCCGATGGAGATTGCCACGAATCTCACCTTTCCTGAGCGTGTGACCCAGTTCAACAAGACCAAACTCTACAAGTTCGTTCAGAATGGAGCGGATAAGTGGCCAGGTGCGAAGACGATTGTACGCAAGGATGGGCGTATGATTGGCCTGAAGCACATGAATACGAATGAGATTGTGTTGTACAATGGAGATGTGGTGAATCGCCATTTGATTGACGGGGACATTGTGCTGTTCAACCGACAGCCGACGCTCCACAAGATGTCGATGATGGCACATAGGGTGAAAGTGTTGCCCTATAAGACGTTCCGACTGAATGTGCTGGTCACCAGGCCCTATAACGCAGACTTTGATGGCGATGAAATGAATATGCACGTGCCCCAGTCCTATGAGGCCGCCGTGGAATTGGAGGAGATTGCCGCCATTCCACACAATATCGTGAGTCCACGACATGCCAAGCCCCTGATTGGCACCTTTCAGGACTCTGTGGTCGGCTCCTACCGCATCACAAGGAAGGACAGTTACTTTAATCGCCGTGAGTTCATGAATCTCATGATGCGCAACAAGCGATTTGATGGACTGATGCCTTCTACCAATGAGCAGGGACTCTATACTGGCCAGCAGGTCATCAGCCAACTTTTGCCTCCGCTCAATGTGGATATGGGCAGCAAACTGACCATTGAGCAGGGCACGATTACAAAGGGCCAACTCACATCGGGTGTTTACATGGAGCCGGGTAAGGGAGTGGTTCACATTCTCTACAATGACTATGGTCCCAAGGAGACCACGATGTTCCTGGATTCGCTTCAGCGTGTGATTGAGGACTACCTGGTGCTCAATGGCTTCAGTGTGGGCATTTCCGATTTGGTGGCAGATGACAAGACAACGGAGAATATCAAGAAGACTATTGAGGAGTGTAAGAAGAAGATTGAGGATCTTCAACTCCAGGTCCATTCGGATCTCTTTGAGAACAACACAGGGAAGACCAATCAGCAGGAGTTTGAAGATCAGGCCTATAGTATTCTCAACAGCGCCAATGGAGCAGCAGAGAAGGCTGTGAAGGACTCCCTCTCATCCGAGAATCGTCTGGTGGCGATGATTAATTCGGGCTCCAAGGGCAAGTGGCTGAATATTGCCCAGATGATTGCCTGTCTTGGCCAGCAGTCCATTGAGAACAAGCGTGTGGCCTATGGTTTCACGGACCGCACCCTACCCCACTATAAGAAGTATGATGATGGAGCGGAGGCCCGTGGCTTTGTGGAGTCGTCCTTCATTCAAGGCTTAACGCCCCAGGAGTTCTACATGCACGCCATCTCAGGTCGTGAGGGTCTGATTGATACGGCTGTTAAGACGGCTGATACAGGGTATATCCAGCGCCAACTCATCAAGGCACTAGAAGACTTCGTGGTTCATCATGATGGCACGGTGCGAGACGCCAATATGAATGTCCTTCAGTTCCAGTATGGGGAGGATGGAATTGCGGCGACCAAGATTGAGAGTCAGGCCTTGCCGATTGACAGCAAAATCACAGTAGAACAGATTAAGGAGACCTATGGAATGACGGGAGTCAATTGGGCGGACGTACTACAGGAGGGGGTCAGTCGCCCTGCCCAGGAGAAGGAGCTCATTGACCTCCATGTCACCAATATTCTGGAGGACCAGAGGATTCTTGTGGAGAAGGTTCATAAGAATTCGGAGTTTGGGGGGGATGTCAAGTCTCCTGTCAATCTCAATCGTCTTATCTTGAATATCAAGGCAACATTCGGTCTTAGTTCAACGGCTAAGACAACTCTCACGCCTTACACGGTTCTTACGCGAATTGATACCATCTTGGAACGTACCAAGTCGAAGCATAACCGTATCTGGGGCGCCCTTCTGCGTCACTATCTGGGCCCTCAGAATCTTGTGGTCAAGGAGCGGTTTACCGAGGAGGCCTTCAATGCTCTGACGGAGTTGATTGTGGTTGCGCACATGAAGTCCTGGGTCCAGCCAGGGGAGCAGGTGGGCATCGTGGCGGCGCAGAGTATTGGGGAGCCTTCTACACAGCTGACGCTCAACACCTTTCACACGGCGGGTGTAGCCACGAAGAACAATGTGACCACGGGTATTCCTCGTTTGCGAGAGATTCTGAAGGTCACCAAGAATCCCAAGGCGTCGTCCCTGACCATTCCGATGAAGGCCGAGTTCAATGAAGAAGATGAGAGGGGGCGAGAGAAGGTTCGTGAGATTAAGCAGGACTTGGAACTCACCCTGTTGCGTCATATAACGAATAAGGTGGCCATTTACTGGGATCCGACGGATGAGGCAACCGTGATTGAGCAGGATCGGGAGATGCTCCAATTCTATAAGGAGATGGAACTGGATGCGGCTCCCAAGGAGGAGAGTACGACCACAGAGGTGAAGAAGGATAATCCCAATCCATGGCTCTTGCGCTTTGAACTCAATCGCGAGGAGATGTACAATAAAAATATTACAATGGCGGATGTGGTCTTTGTGATAAAGGGAATCTATGGGGGTACCGTGAGACTTGTCTACAGCGATTACAATGCCCAGAGTCTGATTATGAGAATCCGTGTAGAATTTGAAATAGAGGCTGGGAAGAATTATGAGGACTATTTCAGCCTTCTGAAGAAGTTTGAGAACAAGATGCTCAATTCGTGTGTGATTCGGGGTGTCCCTGGAATAAAGGCGGTGACCTTTCGCAAGGACGACCAGAAGGTGTACTTGACCGATGGAAAGTATGAGAAGAAGTCGCAGTATATTCTGGATACAGATGGGTCCAACTATGTGCGCGTGATGAATCATCCTGCCGTCGATGCCAATCGCCTCTATACAACGAATATTCATGACATCATGGATATCCTTGGACTAGAGGCGGTGAGGGCCATTCTGTTGAGTGAAATCATGCCCATCTTCAGTTCGGAGGCGGTCAATTATCGCCACTTGGGAATTCTGTGCGACTACATTACGCGCTCGGGGCGTCTGATGTCCGTGGACCGCTATGGTGTGAATAAGAATGAGACGGGGCCATTGGGCAAGATGTCCTTTGAGGAGACGACGAAGATTGTGATGGACGCCGCTCGCTTTGGAGAGGTGGACCCGATGAATGGCGTGAGTGCGAACATCATGATGGGACAGCCTTTCCGTGGAGGCACGGCCTTCTCCCAAATCCTGTTGGATGATGTGATGTTGGCCAAGTTGTCCAAGGGACTTGGGCCCTATGAAATGGAGGAGGAGAATGAATTGGTGGATGACGTGGATGATGTGGATATTGATGCCTCAGCCCCTTGTTCTACCGCACAATTCCAGGTGAACATGATTATGCCAAAAAGCACAAAGGGATTGATGAGTGAGGAGGATGTGGAATTGGTTGCTCTCTGAACAGCATAAAGCAACAACATGAGACATTTATATGGACACACACCCTATATGGACTACGATAGAATGGCATAAACCGGACACACAAACCACCCCCTTTTTATTAGCAGGAGGGTTCACGGATTCGTCGGCGAATGAGGTCATCATTCCTTCTGTCTGGGCCTATTCCTTCAAATCAGATGAGCGTCTTCTTCACGACTATCGGAAGCGAATCAATGATTATGAACGGGGTTCGTCCGTCACGGGGGACGTACGAACAGGGGAATGGGAATACTACAAGAAGATTGTGAATCCCTATGAACTCGTCTATACCCAGAAGAAATACGACAATTTTCCCGAGTCTGTGTGCTTGCTTCATCCGTTGAGCCGTTCTTATTTCAAGATGGTGGAGATTATGGAAATTGGCCAGTTTTTCAAGGATTTTGGGAAACTGCCCAATACAAAACTGAGGTCGGCCCATGTCTGTGAGGGACCGGGTGGATTTATAGAGGGATTCTTGGACAAGTGTGAGCGGAACAAGATGAAGTTTGTCCAGGCCACGGCCATTACCTTGAAGCCGAAACAGCCCAATGTTCCGGGGTGGAAGCGGGCCGCGGGCTTCCTAAAAAGGAATCCGAATGTGCGAATTGAGTACGGGGCCGATGGAACGGGGGACCTGCTCCATTATGAGAATCAGAATTCCTTCATAGCGGCCTGTGGCCCCTGTCATCTGTTTACGGGGGACGGGGGATTTGATTTTTCCATGGACTATGATTCTCAGGAACAGACCATCTATCCGCTTCTCTTGGCCTCTGTGAGAACTGGATTTGAGATACTGGCTCCCAATGGCATGTTTGTTCTAAAATTCTTTGATATGTACTATCCTGGAACACAGGACCTTCTCTATTTTTTGAGTCAGCACTTTCAGCAATGGACGCTCTATAAACCGGCCACGTCCAGACCCTGTAATCCGGAACACTATTTTGTGGGAATGCGCTTTCGGCCTCCGAGTATTCAGGCCCTGACCGCTCTTCGTCGCTGGAGCCAAGAGGCCTGTTTGGGAAATTCCCCTCCCCGTCTCTATCACGGCCCCCTGCCTCCCATATTCTCGTCGCACA